CTACAGTGCCGACGCGCCGGCCTATCGCAGTGTCTGCACTCGTCAGTGCCGCAAATCCCTCCGAAACCCATGCGGATGGTGCCAGCTGCCCGTCGCCCGCAGGTAGGCGGGCAATCACCCCTGATAGCCGGGTGACCTCGGCCGCCAAGTTGTTCGCCGTCTGCGTCGCCATGTCGACTGCAGCGGCCATCGCCTCGCCCGCGCTCGCGTAGTTGCCGACGTTCTGCCAAGTGGCAGCGTTGCCGGGCGGCACCACACCGGAGTTGGCCACGAGCGCCCGATACAGTCGGCCGTCGTAGCGCACGAAGTCGCCCGCGGGATATGAGCTCGTGGAGGTCCACTCGTCCGCGTTGACCAGATCGCCCAAAGCAGCGTTGAGCGCGTCTGCGTGTGCAATCGCGTCCTCACGTGCCTTGTTGGCTGCCGCCAGTGCGGCCTCGGCGATCTGCCGGTCGCGTGCCGCGGCCTCCAGGAAGCCCTGCCGGACCTCTTCGGTGGTCTGATTGATCGCCTGCTGCATCTCCTCCTGCAGCTCGCCCAGGTTCTTGCCCAGCGTCTTGGTGACGTACTTAGCAGCCAACGACAGCGTGCCGTTGGTGTTGCGCGCGCGGATGGCGAACGTCCACTTGCCCGAGGACGGGATGGGCGAGTCGAATGCGCCGGTGTGGTAGCCGCTGTCCCCGACCGGCGTCATGGCCTCCCACGCCGGCATCGGCGCGCCCTGCTCCGGCGCCTGGGTGTAGCGGATCTCTGCGCCGGCCAGGTTGGCCGACTGGATGGTGTCGTTCCAGAAGCCCCAGGTGTAGCGCCGGATGCCGCCGGAGATCTCCTCAACATCGAACAGGTCGTAGTTCACCGGCGGCGCGTCGGCGCCGATGGTCGTGTAGATCAGCGAGGCGCCCACGCCCATCTGCCCCTCCGGACCGAAGGGGCGCACGTTGATGGTGTAGGTGCCGGCGCGCGGAATACGCCACCGCGCTGTGCGGGTGCGCGTCTGTGCCACTTCCACCAGCTCACCGCTGCCATCGGACGCCGAGGCATACACCGCCGCGTGATCGAATGGCCCGCTGATGTCGAAGGTGGCCACCAGGTCCGTGGCGGTAACGTCGCCGGTGGTGATCTGGTCCTCGCCGATCGCCAGGTTGCTGACGATCGGGCGTGTGGCCAGCGATGAGCCGCTCTCTGGCCGAATGTACTGGCCAGTCTTGACGAAAATCCAGAACCTTGCGTCTTCCGGCACTACGCTAATGCTGGCGCCTTTCAGATCGCCCTCCGGCTCGATCGCCACCACGCGCACACGCAGCCCCGGCGTGGCCTTGAAGTCGTAGATCCAAACCGTGTCATGCGCCGGGTTGTCCTGCCAGCCGCCCTGCACCATCGAATCCGCATAGCCCTCCCCGGGCAACGGCGCGTCATCCGGCCATTCCTCGACCAACTGGATGGTGTCCGTCGCCTCAGCGAAGCTGCGCACACGGAACGTGCGATAGACCGCCTCGCCTGGGATGCGCAGGCCGATGAACGCGCTGCGCGCGTCCGGCGGCGGTACCGGCTCGTCCAGCGTCAGCGTGACTGTGCCCAGCAGCGCGCTACGCTCTGCCGCGACGATGCGCCCGCCGAAGCCCCACTGCGTGAGGTCGTGCGAGATCGACAGCATGGACATGCGGCGATAGGACAGGTACTGCAGATCCTGGGCAAAGCCGATGTCCTTGTACTGGAACAAGCTCTGCGCGAGGTGGTAACGCGCCATCTCGACCGCATGCGCCTCACGGCCAATGCCCTCACCGGTTAGGCGCGCCGGGTTGAGCATGATCTCCACGCCCGGCGCCGGCACGCGCAGGGTCTCGACCTTGTTGGTGGTGCTGTCGAAATAGCTGTACTCGATGCCGTCGGCCGCGCTGGCCAGCGTGTAATCCACGCTGAAGCTGCCCTTCTTCATCTCGGCCATGTTGACGACCCCCGAGAGCGGCTGGTCGTCGGCTGCCCACACCACCGAAAGGCGACCGCCGGCCCAGGTGGTTTGCCCCATGCCGGCCAGGGCGATAGCCTGCAGCACCTCGTCGTGGCTGCGCTCCTCCGTCAGCCAGTAGTCGTAGGTGTAGCCATTCGCTTCGCAGTGCGCCATAAAGCCCTGCAGCGACTCGATATCGATTTCCTCATCGCTCTTGCCCATGCCGGCAATGAGCTTGCCGTCTCGGTCGTAATAGCCGCGGGCGTACTTGAGGATGTGCGCCCCGTTGTTGCTGGTTTCCTCGCTCACCCAAGTGCCGTTACGCCACAGCGGGATCGGTGCGGCTATGGCTTCGTAGCGGAGCTCGTCAGGTTGACCATTGAGCTGGCCGGTCGCCTTCATGATGACGGCGTCCCGCGATATGCCGGCGTAGGTCGCGGTGTCGGCCTGCACGCTCCCCATGGTCGACCACTGGAAGTCGTTGCGCTGGGTGTTGTCGCCCGTGTAGTTGCCCTGACCCAGGATGCGCACGCGCACGTCGTACTGGCCCTTGGCCACATCTGCCGAAACGGTTGCGCGCTTACTGACGTCCAGCTTGTCGCCAGTGAACATCTGCGTAGCCAGCGTGGCCCAGATGCCAGTGCCCGCAGGCGCGTACTGCACCTGCACGGTGTCGGAAACGTTGTAGGCCTTGCCCGAGGTGCCTACGCCGCCCAGCACGTATTCCAGGTTGATCTGGATACGTACGGTGTCGGCGCTGGTGGTGCGGGTGACGAAGTCGGCCGTATCCGGCAGCTCGCCACCGTCGGTGGTATCGACGTTGCTATATAGCGGAATGGTCTCATCCGGCATCTGGCTATAGCCGGAGTGGTAAACGCTCACACCTTCATAGCTCGACAGCGGCGTGTCGGCGTTCGAGAACGTGCCCACGCGGCCCACACCGATACCCGGCGTCAGCACCATGCCGATGTACTGATCGTCGCCCTCATACCAGGTGTAGGGCTTGCTGGCGATGTCGGGCGCGATGCGGGTGCGGCCGAACAGCAGGCCCAGCGGCTCATAGGGGCGCATGCGGTTGCGCGGCGCACCTAAGCTGTAGACGGTGCCCGCGGCGCTTGGTCCCGCCGGGCTTTCGACTTTGGGCCCGAGCACCTTGTTGATGACGATTGAACCGACCACAAACGCAGCCGTGTAGGCCACAGCAGCGCCAGTGGTACCCAAACCAGCAGCCCACGTCGCACCCGCGCCGCCCGTGAAATAGATCAACGCCGCCATCGCAACGATGTACAGTGCATTCCGGCCGACTGCGCCGCGCACCTCGATGACTTGGCGGTCCTTCGGATAGACGTAGGCCCACAGGTGGCGCGGGACCACGCGGCCGCCGATCGACACTGTCCATTCGCTCTGATCCAGGTCGATCACGTGCCGGTGCAGGAAATCGCACAGGCGCTCACCCGGCTGCAGATCCATTGCAATGTGGCGCTGCCCTTCCAGCGTGACCGGGTGCGGCGTCAGCACCAGCTGGCCCTTGCTCGCAGGCGTGGTCATCAGACCCATGTGTAATACCCCTCGATCCTTGCGCCGTAATCCGGCAGCTCGCGCACGCGGTGCAGCCAGCTACTGCCGAGCGCGCTGGTTGTATGAAGCACCCAGCCCTCGTGGGCCAGGTAGAAGAAGACGCCGACGTGTCCGGGCCGGCTCTGCCCCTTGTCGAACATCAGCACCAGGTCGCCGTCGACCGGCGTGGCCGTGGGTGCTGCATACGCGCGAGACAATTCGCCGAGCACCACCTGCCCCTCTGCACCGCGAGGGCGCCGCGCCGGCATCTGCACCTCCCGCCCGAACAGCTCGCGCTGCACCTGCGCCACCAGGTCGGCGCAGTCGTAGGTGTCTGCGTCGTATGGGATGTTGAGGAAACGCTCAACCTCACGCGCCCGCATCAGAAGATCCCAGGTAGCACGTGCGGGTTCGCGCGTAGCTTCACCGCCTGCTGGCGCATGAAGAAGTCGACTCCGATTTGCGCGGTGATCAGCGGGCCAGCTGCGCGCACCTGCGTCAGCGGCAGGTAGAACCGCCGCGCGATCACGTCTGGCTGCGCGCGGTCCGTAATCAGGACACGGCACATCACCGTCTCGTTCGGCTGCATGCGCTCAAGGTCTTCGGTGATGCCGCGCCCAACGTTGTCTACCTCAAGCTGCGCACGAGGCGTCTGCCCTGCCGCATCCGTTGGCGGTGTAAAGCGAAACGGATATCCGATGTAGGTGTTCCCGTTGCTCACCCAATCCTGCGTGTCGTTGGCGATGCGCAGGACCGCGCCAAACGATGGCGCCGTCATCTCCAGCAGCTCAAGCGGGCCGTCCGTGTCGGTCACGCGCTGGCGGCGCTCCATGAAGGTGCTCATCGCAGGTACTCGATCAGCACGTCGCATTGCCAAGGCCGTTCGACGCCTTCAACTGGACGTAGTTCGCCGATGTCCCCACTAACAAATCGCGCTGTGATCTGCTTGCCACTGCGTGGGTGCGGCATGGTGAACTCGCCGACCACTTTTATCTCATCGCAGTACCAGTCCAAGAATGCTTCGGCATCATCCAAGTTGGCGAAGTCGAAGGACAGCGGAAGATTCATCACAAGTCGGGTGCTGACCAGCGCTTGCTTCGCAAGACCGCGCTCCATTTCCGTGCGATTGACTGCCGGCACTGGTCGCTCGCGAATAGCGTCATACAGGACGCCGACGTATGCAGGCAGAGCCACCATTAGCGCCCATCCTTCAAATTTGGGAAGCGGTTCTTCATCGCACCAGCCATGCGACCTCCGCCGGCGATGTCGGCAGCGCCTACATCCACGATAAGTTTGCGCAGCTCGCTGCCGTCGGGAGCCCGCCCGCGCTCCTCGCGCTGCCGCGTCTCCTGCCCCGAGTAATTGTTGATCTCCACCCTGTCGTAGCCGCGCGCACCCGTAGCCGTGGCAGGCATCGCAGCCATGCCTACCAATCCACCGCTGGCATACCCACGGCCACTGCGGATCGCACCAAGCATCGACAGGAACGCGCGCGGCCCGCCGATCGAGGCGATATCTCGCTGACTCAGCACGCCCTCGCCTTTGTGCACGAAGCCGGCTTTCTCGAACTTGCCACCCGGCCCGGTGTAGCCACCGGTGTCCCAGCCCTGCAGCGGAATCGCCTCGCGCTGCACGGTGCCAGCACCGGAGCCACCGCCAAAAACGCCACCCAATAGGCTGCTGATGCCTTTGCGCACCGTGATTCGCGCAAAGTCAGCAATGATCGAGTTCGCCATATCCCGGAAGCTGACTTTGCTGTTGGTCGTAGCCTTGACCACCATGTCCTCGAACGAGGTCAGCGCCGAGGTTGTGGCACTCTCCACCGCGCCAGCTGCGTTGCTCGCCCCGTCGCGGTAGTTGG